TTTAATTCATTTCTATCAATCTTAACATCACCACCTCTTATAGATTCAGTAGTAGCAGCATTGATAGACCTATGTGTTTTTGTTGCTTCTAAAGGATTGTATTCCCAGTTATCTGCAGCGATAGCACCTAAAGTTTCTAATAAATTTTTTTCATATCTATCGTAACCATTATCTTGTGCTGTATCGTCTATTTTTAATCCAAATCCTAATTGAGCCATTAAATAGTTCCTTCTTTATTAAGAAGTTTTGCAGTTAATTCAAAATGAGATATAACACCCGATCTTTTATTTTTTCTAGCATTTCTATATTCATCATTATTTAAAAATTCTTTTGCAGCTTCAGAAAATTTACCTGCATTAATTAGTTCTCTTGTTTTAGGAGATTGTACTAAAGAACCTCTAAACCATTCATAAAACAATGCCTGTTGTAATTCGTCAGAAAAACTATCAAATTTTGGTATTGCGTTAATTACTTCTGGTATTCTACTTTCAATATCTTCTAACAACATTTGTTCAGCTTCTTCTTTATTTACTGTTTGTCCTTCTGCAGCACCATATCTACCATAACCAATAGTAAGTTTTGCTTCACCTTCAGTTGCTTTAGTTGCTGATTCAAAAAATTTTCCTTCTTTGTTTTTTACATATTTAAAAAATTTATTAGTTTCAACTAAACCAACAAATCTGGGTTTTGAATTTTCGTCAAAAATTAAATTATCATTAGATAATGATGCTGATTCAGATTTATCTGGATTAAAATCATTTAAAGTCATATTTAATTTTATGTCAGTTCCCGGCAAGATGTATTGATCATTGTCAAAATCAAATTCTAAAAAATCACCATTAGCATTTTTTACAGGAGCAAACTCTCCATCAGCAAGTACAATACCAAATATTAAACCTTCACCATCAGATGTATTTCTCCACTCACCATTATCTTTCATGTTAATTTCAAACTCACTTTGTATATCTATTGTAAGAGTGTCATCTTTCATTGATCCAAAAGCTACCGCACCCCATTGATCTAAATAATGCTCTTTAATTATTTCTGTTTTAGCAACAATAATATCAAGATGACTATCTAATAATTTTTTACCATCCCATATTTTAGGAATGTAATATGTATCTTCTATTTGAAAATTATTTTTAATAATACCTACCGCATCTTTTCTTGCAGTTACTTCATTTTTATTATTAGTAAACATTTCGTTTAATGTGTAGTAAGTCAATATCTCTACAATATTACCCATTTGCTCAACAGTATCTGCACTATTTGCTCCAGTATTTTGTGCAACTATATCTTCAAAAATTCTTATAGCTTTACTTGTTGCTATATCTTTTTCTAATTTTTTAAATTTAACACCATTCTTTGTTCCCCAATCTTTAAGTTCTGTTTTCTTTTCTGGAGAATCAAAAGATAAAAATGCTTCTGTCATTTCTGGATTTTGAAAATAAGAAGAAAGTATAGCTGTTTCTGGCAAACCATCATTTAATAATTGTTGAAATGCTTTATTGTTTAGATCACCAAACTGTAATTCTAAACCTTGCAACATTGCTATTCTAGTATTTTGATCGCTTTTCTTATAAGTATTAACAAATGATTTTGATTGATCTGAAGTCATAACTTTTTGGTTATACTTTGGTACACCTAAATCTGTTTGAATTTGTATCATAGCTGTTGCCAATTCAGATTCTAATATATTTTTTTGTGTTATATCTTCTGTTGATTCAATAGTTTCTAAAGCAGCTTTTATATCTTCATTTGTATCTATAATAAATTTTGCAGGATCTGTTGTTAATAGTTCTTGTCTATCGTTTACAATTTTATTATAATACTCTTTCTTTTTTTCACCCACTAAAAAGTCAATTACACCTGCTTGAACTTTAGCATCTATTTCTAATTCGTATTCGTCTATAGTTGCTTTTAAATCTTTAGAATTAATTGAATTTAAAATTTTTACTTTACCAATAGTATCATCTATTGTTTCTAACTGATTTTCCATTTCAGTTATAGTATCTGCAGGTAAAACTTTTTTTGCAAGATCCATATCAAATGGTACAGGCTCTTTACCTAAAGCTGCCGCTGCAACATAGTTTTTCCAATCATTATCAATTTCTGGAAGTAAAACATTTTTTACATTTGTTATTAATTTTTGTCTGTTTTCTAAAGTTAAGTTTGGATAAAAATCTTTATTTAATAATTTTGTTAATGCGTCTTTAGGATTGTCAGTAATATTTTTTGTTGCTTCGTATGCTTCTATCTCACCCGGTATACCATCTATTAATGTTTTTAATTGAGCATTAGGAATTTTACTTTTATAATTAAAAGTATAAAGTTCTGCTAAATCTGTTTCTAAAACACTATAGTCAAATCCACCTTCTGATAAAAATGCAGTTGTTAATAATCTTTCTTTTTTTAAATTAACATTATTATCTAATTCAGTTAAAATATTTTTTGATACTGCAGTGTTATTTCTAAACATTCCCTTTTGCACTTCAGCTAAAGCATAATTACTAAATAAAGTTTTAGTAGAATTATTAGTTGCTTGTGCAGCATATTTTTCTATTAATGCGTTTGATTTATTTTGTATTATACTTTGTGCTTCTTCTTTATTAGATAATACATTTGCTTCTTCATAAACAGATTGCATTTCATTAATAAAATTATTTTCTAATTTTAATGCTTCTGTTTTATTCTGCAGATCATTTTCTTTTATTTTAAATTTAACAAGAGCATCAGTTGCAGGTTTTATTGCATTACCAATAGTTTGATTTAAACCCATTTGAATATTGGTAGTAGTTCCTTGTAATTGTTCTATTGAACCTTCTGCTTGAAATGTAGGTATCTTTGGCATTATGTGTTACTCATTGTTAATAGACTTGTTCCTGTAGAAACAAGTGTGTTTAGTTGTGCAAGTTTAGCTTGGTTTTTAGCCATTTGACCAGATATTCTTGCAAAGTTTGCTTCTTCCATTTTGTTTGATGCTGCAACTTTTGCATTATACTCAATTAATTGAGTTTGTAACTCTGCTTCAAAAGCATTTGATAATTCTATATTGTATGCACTACCACTATCTAGTTGTACACCAGATTTAGCAAGTGCTACTTTTGTTGTTCCTTCTAATTGTTTAAATTTTTTATTAAATTGTGCTACATCAAATTTAGCTTTTTCTTCTATTTGTAATGCTTGACCTTCTAAAACTTTAGCATTTCTATCATTAACAGATTTATTAAACTCACCTATAGCACCTTGTTGTTTATAAGTTGCTACTCCTAAAGCTCCTACTACATATGGTGCTGCTGGTGCTAAAAATCCCATTAGAATATCCTCGCATATCTGTATTGATCTGTACCATCAAAACCAAACTTTTTCATTAAACCTTCGTTCTCCAAACCTAGCCATTCTGCAAATCTTTGACCTTCTTTAAAATCTTTTCTTATTGCAGTTTGTACTCTTTCTATATTGTGTTCTCTTGCAACTCTAGCAAAATCTTTTTTAATTGCTCTTGCAACTGATAAAGGATGATTCCACATATCACTTGTTGCTATAACCCATCCTTCTGCAACTCTACCCCAAACCATTTTCATACCCGCAGCAAATATAGGTTTTGATCTAACCATTCCTGTAAATGCTAAATTATCTTGTTCTAAACTTTTAGCATTATCCATATATCTTTTATCTGCTTCTAATACTTTATGATTCATCTGACAGGATAATATAAACTGTCCATGTTCCTTTGTGTAAGGTATTATATGTAAGTGTTTATCCATCATTTGTTATTAACCTTGGGTATAGTGATAAGATTGTTAAAGGCAAAGGTTGCGTTTGTCTAACAATCATAAATCCATCTGTATCATAATTTCCTCTAAACTCTACTTCTTTATCACCTGTAAATGGTGGAATACCTTGATCCATAGGATCAGCAGAAGTTCTAAAAGGTACTCTTTCCATATTGTTTAAGTCTGGTCCTACTTCAACACCAACACTTTCAAACAATCTTGCAGTAACTTCATAAATTCTTTTTATCTTACCTTGAGATGAACCATTTTGTGAACCGGCATCTATTCTCATAGTTTTTAATATTGATGTATAACTTAATCCTATTTTAGCTTTAGTAACAGCTCTGTCTAAAGTAATTGAACCAGAACTTACAACTTTGTCTGGATGCGTTGCACCATTTGCTAATATAGAAACTGTTTGTCCTTCAAGATGTGATAGTCCAGAAATAGTAGTAGCAGATGATCCACTGTAAGATAATTGTGAATCTAAAAAATTAAATGATGTATTATCATTTTGATCAAAATCAAATGTGTTTAGATATTCTACATATCTTTTTGTTGCACCATTAATAGTTCTTTTAATAATCATATATAATTCATACTCACTATCTTCTTTTGGTATAACAGCTACAGATTCACATACAGCTTTACCACTACCAAATACTCCACCAAAAACGTGTCTATGCCAAGCAACAACTTCTTGTTCTCTTTGATAAGTAAGTGCAACTAATTCACCATCTCCTCTAACACACCAAACAATCGCTAATGGCTCTTCTTGATATGCCATCTCTGTAATGTTACCTTCGGTAACGTGTTCGGCAAGGATAGTTAAATCCGGTGCTGTATAACCATCTACGTCAAAGTTATAAGCTAGTTCTCTAATTTTTCTTTTTGCTCTTTGTAAAAATAAAGTTGCGTTACCAACTGCGATTGCATCTGTATTTGCTGCACCATGGTTAGATTGTTTTTTAATCATAACATTAGTTGGAGTTACAGCATCATTATCTCCACCACCACTTACTGTAAATTCACCACCTGCAGTACCTATAATTAAAGTTCTACTGGCTGCCATAAATCTAATAGCATTAACTTGATTAGATGCGATTGTATAAATGATTGCATCATCATCAGCTACAGTACCACCAATGTTAGCATCCATGTTTTCATAATCACCAGATTTAGAAAAGTAAACTGTTTGTGGATTATTTAATGTTGCGGCAAACACTAGACGTTGTTCAAAGAATGATACGCAAGAAGGATGACCAGTAGTTGTTGAGAAAGCACCTAATGACCAATCTGTTGATGCGTTTGTATTTGGAAAGTTAGTTGTTGTAGTTACAGTAACAGATGTTGCAGAACCAAATGCTGTAATTTTTGAATGACCAGATCCTATTCTAACTTGTCTACCAACATCTGTAGAAACAAATGTGCTAGATGAAGCTGTTATAGTTACAGATCCAGATACACCACTTGCTGTTAAAGTTGTTGTAGATGTGTTGGTATCTAGGAATGGTCCATTAGTAAATTCTACTTCTGTTAATGACCAAGACGTATGACCTGTACGAGATAGTTTTCTAGTTTTGTGATTGGGATGCGTAATATACATTACGTCAGCACTTTGTGCAAATTTAATATCAAATAATTCTGCAGTTAAATAAGGTGATGATATTTCATAAGGAGAACCACCAGATAGTATTTGACCATTATCTCTAAAGAATCTAATATACTGATTTCCTAATTCTAAAATATAAGTTTGTGTTGTAGAAAATTCAAAAGGTATTAATCTTGTTTTTGCACTACTTGTTTTTACTGGTGCAATATATTGTGTACCCGGTCTACGAGCTGCAGCACCATGAGGATAAATAACCATATTTTCTACAGTTGCACATCCTGCTGGATATTTTGCTAGATCAACTCTACCATCTAATCTTGGTGATAGCTCACCCGCTGTAAAGTTTGTAAGTTGTGCAGCTACTCTAGCCATTTATTAAAACCTTGAGTTTATGAATGTACCGGCATCAATAGTATCTGCCATACCATTTTCTTGAGTTACGTTTTGACCTTCTGTTGAATCTACAAATCTAGCATCTTTTAATTTATCTTGATAGTTAGCAATCATATTTTGTGATGTAGTATTGTTAGATGTTATTGCATAAGCAATATCTGCACCTAATGCAGCAGATAAAGTTTCTCTTAATAACTCGTCATATTGATTGGCATCTGTTATTCTTGATATATATAATATTTTCATAGTTTCATTGTTAGATAATATTGATCTACCTTCTACTTGATAGTTTGAATCAAAGTCTAATATTCTTAATAATCTTAAACAATCACCCGGTAAATCAAATTGAAACTTATAACCCCATGCTGGAGTAGTTGTTGATGATGCTAGTTGAACTCTTTTTTGTAAGCAATTCCAAGGATGTGATCTAAATACTGCATCTCTTACTTGTGTATATCTTGAGTTGCAAAGTCTAGCATTTTTTGAATCTTCTGTTAAGGAAAGTATAGTTGTTGCACCTAGTTGATTTAATGCTCCATTACAAATGTCTACTGTTGATGCCATACTACTTCCTTATAATATACTTACGTCTTATTTGTCTATCTTTTTCTAACGCAAATATTTCTTCTTCTGTTCTCTCTTCTTTAGCATCAAATCCATAATGATATTTAGAATCATGTTTGAACCTATCAACTAACACATACCTATATACATAATTATCTTTTTTAAAATGTAATACAGGTTTTAAATCTTGTATCTTTTTCATGCACTCTAGGCGGCTTCCACTCTCGCTTCCACCGCCTAAAATTTTATCTTATTAATCTACAACGTACATCATAGTTAATTGAATAGTACCAGTACCTGCAGCACCACCCATAGTTACTGAAACAGGAAGTCCATCCTTATCAGCGTCTACAAGTGAGTTTTCACCTAATGCAATAGTATTTGCAGCGTTAACTGCAGTTGCAGAAGTAGAAGCAGCAGCAGCTTTATAAGCAGCAGCTGAAGCACTTACAGCAGTACCAGCGGCATTATTGTGAGCAGCGTAACCAACTGACAAAGTAGTTGAACTACCTAATGCGTCATGTGCTAATCTACCAGAAATGATTCTTGAACCATTTGGTAAATTAAACATTTGAATCACATCACCAGATGCTAGAGAAGATGCTTCAAATTCTGCATGAGCAACTCTTACTCTACCACTTAGTTCAGTAGTGTCTATCTTTTCGGAAGGTACGTTCTGATCCCATTTAGTCTTTTGTATCGAATAAACTGTAGCCATATTAATATCCTCCTATTACGCTTCTTGACATACTATACCAAGAACTTTAGCTTCTTCCATTCTAGTAGCACCGATTGATTGGCAGTAGTAAACTTGAGTAGCGTAAGATTTGTCTGCTCTTTCGTCTATTCTAGCTGATACGTCTTTACCAATCGCAAGAGTGATTCCATCCTGTGCGAAAGCTATGCAAGTTCTGTCATTACCAGATTTTGCAAGTCTGTTTGATACAGTAAATTTAAACCCAAGGAACGAGTCGATTTCACCCTGTACTAATGCTTTTACAGTATTGAAATCTGAACTTGTTACTTCAGTAGTTGATAAAAGGTTTGTGATTTGCTCTGGTCCCACGATAATGTGTCTTGGGATTGAAGGATCAACACTTGCTAGATCAAAAGTCTGCTTAGCAGTTCTTAACTTAGCGATTGTTAAACCAGCTCCACCTGCAGCGATTGCAGTTTGAGCAGCAGTTGAAGTTGCACCAGTTTCACCTGTGAAAGATGTACCAGTTGCAGCTGCAATAATCACATCATCCATTGCTCTTCCCATTGCCATAGCAGCGGCTTGAGCATAAGATGAAGTAGGATCAATTAAGAGTCTTACTTTGTCTTGTTGATCAATAAGATCAGCAAATTCGTAATCCGCAAGAGATACTCTTCTTCTTGAGTGAGGTGTATCTATTTGAGGAGTGTCCGAATGTCTGCTAGTTTTTAAAACCGCAGTTACTGAACCAACTTGATCGAAGAAAGCATTTTTTCCAACAACGCTTTCAACTCTGACTTTGTCTCTTAATAA